ATCTTTTTGATTCTTACTGATTTTGAGCCCAATGCCAACGGAGAAGGAATTCCTCGGGCAGAGGCTGAAAATATTATAAAAACTTCTAAGTTGACTCCAATTAAAATTTCGTCAGATGGCGATTCTTATGGAGGTCACGCAGGAGCGCACCCTATTGGCGCAATTGTTGACTCTTTTCTTGATACGCATAATGGAAAAGATGTTATTAAGTCACGCGCTTTTATATGGAAAGACGAGTACCCTGCGATATATGACCTTGTAAAAAGTCAGGCATCTGATGGTGGTTTTATTGGTACGTCTTGGGAAGTCTATTATACTCATTCTGAGGAGGATAGTGGCGTACGATGGTTGCGGAATGTAACCTTTGCTGGTACATGTATTGTTGATACTCCAGCTTATGGAAACAGAACGCCGTTACTAAGCGTTGCCGAAAAAACGTCTATGGAGCTTAAAGAATTACAAGATAGAGTAGAGGAGTTAAATGCTCTTGTTACTCAAAAGGAGGGAGTCATTGATCAACTTCAAAGTCAGATCACGCAATACCAAGAAGCAGAGCGGCAAGCGCAAGCCGAGAAGCGGAAGAATGTATTAATGCAGCAGCTTAGTACAGTCTTTTCTGAATCGGAACTTGCGGAGAGACTTGAGTTTTATCTAGCTATGGATGACTCCGTATTCCAAAAAGTGTTTTTGGATATGACTAAGAATAGTAAAACCGTATCGGAAAAGAAAGATTCAATTCCGGTTCCAGAGCCCACTGCTAATACTGAGTTTGACACTCGCGATCCTAAGAAATTAGCAGGAGAGCTTAAAAAAATCTTGAGAGGTGAAATTTAATGGCTGTTATTGTATCAACTCAATTCAGCGCTCAGGGTGTTGCAGCCGCCACCATTATGGAAGGCCGCGCTGTTACCTTGACCGCCTCGGGTGTGAGAGAAGATCTTCCTAGTGTAACGTATGCTTCTGCAAATCAGCAGCACGGCGTGTACATTGCGTTCTTCCCGCCCGACAACTTTCCTCGTCCGACCTATGAGGACTGGTATAGCGTTCCATCGACTCGTGTATACGACTTGAATGATGCTTCGCTTTACGGCGATCCTACTTTCTACAAAAAGCAGTACCTAGTGCCGCGCAGTATGTGGGCCGAGCCCCTTGTGTATAGTGGCGAGCTTGTTGCGTTGCATAACGGACGAATTGGCTTAACTGTAAATTGTTTTGTAGATGATGCTAATATTCGCGTACCCGGTAACATGATCGCTGTTGGTACGTCTGGGAAGTTGGTCTACACTAATAACAACACACACGCAATTGGTATAGTCGAGCGGTATGCACCTGATACCGGCGTTCTGTACATCAGCATGGGAGTATAACGAATGAATAAAGATGCTTTGTTAAAGTCTGTTGCTGAAGTAGCTAAGACTGCAGGTACTTCTCAATTAGGTAGGTCAGCGTTTGCTGAATTGTTGGTTCAACTTGTTGAGCCAAATCATTTGAGCTTAGACCTGTTTTCAACTTTTATGCCTGCAAGACAGGCTGATATGAACACGGTACCAATTAAGCGTGTTCGTCGTGGTAAGTATAACATTCAGTCAATGGTGCCCGGTACGGCTCACCTTGTGTCGCAGCCAACTACGGTACATGATTATCACAGCTACGTATTTGACCGTCTTATCGGCGGTGTGCGTGAGAGTTTGTGGAATGTTCAGAACGGTGCTGTACAGACTGTAGATCAGATGCGTCAGCAGCTTCAGTTTGATCTTACTGATAATCTTGTTACACGCGTGTTTAATTTATTGACTTCAACTTGGAATTCAACTGACACGCCAAGCCATTATGCTCAGACTGCTGCGGTTACTGCTGCAACTCTGGACACGATGATCGAGAATGTGCTCTATACGGCTGGTACAGTAAAAGCCATTATCGGTACGCGTAAATCGTTGTTGCCTATGTACAAGTTTGCTGGTTTCCATGAATACGCTTATGCCGATGGTAATGGCCGCATTGCCTACCCAGTTAACGAAAAGTTGCTGGAATACCTGAATACGAGTCGTGTTTCAGTTTATATGGGCGTTCCCGTCATTGAACTTCCGCAAGTATTCCGTAATCAATTGCCGAACTTGCGCGAGGCATTGATCCCTGAAGACAAGATTATTGTCGTAGGTGATAACGCTGGTGAGATTCTTCTCTACGGTGGAACTGAGTACTACGAATCAACCGACGCCACAATTCAACCACCCGATTACGTGCTCCACGCATGGATGCAATACGGTATGGTTGTTGATATGCCTGAGAATATCGGCGTTATCAAAATCGTTTAAGGAGTATACTAATGGCACTTAACAACATTTATTTCAATCTGCAAGATAAAATTTACAAGCGATACACAAAAGTCCCGATCAACGTTGTTGGCGGATTACGTGTGGACCCGACGGATACACGTTTGCAGATTGGATGGGTACTGACAACGGGGGAAGATAGTTACGATTATTCTAGTAAAAAGCGTACTAAATTTGTGTACGATGATGAAGTAATTGAGATTTATTCGGAGCCTGAGGATAAGTTATTTCGAAAATTAAATTCGGGGTTGTTTCGGTCTGGCTTACTTAAAGAGTACAACGAGGAATTTGAGTTAGTTGACTCACCAAACTTTGTAAATGATGGTGAAATTTTGCGCGTCATTGAGATTCGGTCGGTAGCTGAGTTTGAAGCGGCTCTAAAGAAATTTGATGCCGTCGCAACCCTTGAGCGGATTCATCAACAATTGATCGATCAAGGAAAGTCAGTGAAGAAAGTACAACTCGTAGAGGCGCGCCTAAAAGAGGTTCGCGATGTCGTGGACTGACCAAGCACTAAGTATTCGAAATGCCGCTGAATTATTTCTTGTTGATACGTGTACTATTAAAAAATTTAACGGTTACGGCTCAGTAGACGGTGAGTACACTGAGTCATTTTCTGAAATAAGTAATGTTCCCTGCCGGTTGATCAACCGGCAGGGGTCAGTGCAACAACAACCAGATTCACAGGAAAGAGCACTTCAGTTACTTATCTCCACAAATACAATAAAAATTCAGCTACCCTACACAACAGAAATAACTGAGAAAGATAAAGTTGTGTTTAATAACGTAATTTATGACGTTATTTATGTTCCTGCAAAGCATAGCCTTATGGGTGCTTTTGTAATTCAGTTAGAGAAAAAGAAATGAAAACAACCGATCGGATTAGAGAGTTCATTAGTTATTTTGAACAGCTTCCAAAGCAAACGATTAAAGTTTTAAACACTCAGTTAGAACAAAGTATTACTGAGTATTTAAACTCTTTGACTGTTGCAGAAATAAATCAAAAAGCACGATCTTTAGGCGCTACTGAAGAACTAATTGCGTCTTTTCCTACGGTTGAACCTTCTTTAATTTCTCCAAGTGAGCAGATAGCCGATCCTGATTTAGATGCGCTGCGCGCACATATCCACGCTACTGCAATTATGGACTTGTATAAATTAACGCATGAGTTTACGCTAGCAATTACAGATAAAAAAATAGAAGAAAGTTCTATTCGAGTTCTTGTAGATAAAGCTGTTCAACAAGCAGCTGATAATCCTGAAGAGCATCTTAATAAAAGTTTGACATCTTTTATTGATTTAGTTTGTTTACCTATTTCTACAAAATTTATGAATTCAATCATACCTGAAGTAGATCGAGACGTAGCAGACATGGTCAATAAAATGTTTCAGTAGGTATCATGATTGTTAACGCACTTTTCCCAAACGTTTGGAGAATTATTGCCCGCGCTTTAACACAAATATCTGGGCAGTATAATAGTCGAATCTATTACAACGCTGCGCCATCAGAGAGCAGTTTTCCGTATCTTGTGTATCAGAGTGACTCAAGTTTGGGCGGGTCGTATGGTCTTTTAAACACAAGCGCTTGGAAAGGTATTGTGACTTTTCGGTCGTTGTCTAATTCGTTAGCAACTGCCTCTGATAGCCTCGCAGATTTACTGAGTAAAATTGATCGACCGCTTACTGTTAGCGGTATACCGTATATTACTATACCGTATGAAGTTCAATTCTATCCGTACAAAAGTTATTCGTTTCCAGTGGAACGTTTAAATAACTCGGCAGTGTACACGTCTGCCGTTGGGGTTGAGACATACATCACTCCAAAGTAAACGTGAAATTTTTTTAGGAGATTAACACATGTCTTTAGTAAAAGGTATTGAGGGTTACCTCAAGATTTACAACCCAACCACGTCTGGGTATGATAACGTCGATTTTGTGTCGCAGTGGCAGGCATCACTTCGTACCAACCAAGTCGACGCAGGTCCTTTTTTGAATGATAACGGTAAGATGTATACGTTTACGACTACTAAGCGAATCAACGGGTCATTCCAGATTACGCTCCCGCTAGATAATCGTACTACGCACACACGCTTGATTAATGTTTCAAATTCAGGTGAGTACATCGCAATTAAGTTGGTTGCTAAGAGTGGTTACACTATGACTGTTCCTTCAGCAATCCTTACTGGCTACCAAATCACCAATGCCGCAAATAACGAAGTTACCATGAGCTTTGACTTTATGGATAACGGTGGGTTCACAGTGGCTCCAGCAGTTAACGGAGACTACTAAGCAATGAATAAACCCCCTCCACATTAAAAATGGAGGGGGTTTATTTTTTTTTTTTAATACAAAAGGAGTTCTACATGATTGATTACGCATTTGGTTCAGGAGAGTACTACGATAACGTAGATGATTTATTAAGGGATGATTCAATTCTAGAAGTAGACATCACCATTAAGGGGCTGGCAAAACGAGTACGAATTCGTGCATTGTCCTTTTTGCAGATGGAGAAAATCAACCAACAGTCGTCCAAAAACGGAGAGGTAGACAATATTGAGTTTACAGTAGGTACCTTGGCAGAAGGCCTTGTTCGGCCAAAGATGAATACGGCGCAGGCACGTAAGTTGTTAGAAGCCAATGGGGAGGTTGTACGTGAAATCGCAGAAAACATTTGGACACTTGGAAAAATTAGCAAGGATATGTTCGATAAGTACATCGAGACATTACAAAAAGACGCCGACTTATCGGCCGACAAGTCGGAATAACGGTATTCATTTATTCTTGCGTACTGCAGAGTCAACAAGAGAAGAACTGGGTATGTGGGTAGATCACTTTTTACTACCCACTCAATTCAGTGCGCTTCACGCACATAAACTATCGTTAATCACGTATGCACATCTTGCAGTCGTAATCGTCGCTCGATTACGATCTCTCGAGGGAAGTGTACGACGTAAGGAAAAGTTGCGTATTGAAAAAGAGCGACTAGAACAGCAGAAGGAGGCCGATTTATTAGAACAATTTTTATAGGAGGGGCTACATGGCCGATGGAATAAGAGAAACAGTATCTAGTTTAAAAGAGTTATTAAGTCTTTTAGAGAAAGTTAAAGCGCAGGCAGGTGGAGAATCACTTGTTCAAGATTTTTTAAGTATGGGTACTGGAGATAAAGATATAGCTTCGGGATTACAGCAGCATTATAAAAATCTGGAAGATGCCGCCGGTAGTGATCTATACACTGAGACATTAAAACAAGCAAACGATGAATTAAGAAATCACGTTGAGTTATTAAAAATAGCAGAAGGATTAAGAGAGAGTGTGGCGTCAGTTCCCACACCTGTAGCTACTTCTGCACCTGTTGTCAGATCTGCAACTGTTGTTAGAGCCGAGTCTGCAAGACCAGCTCCAACCACGCTAAAAACTGCTTCCTCAGAAACAGACATTACTTTAGGCTTAAACGAGGAAGGGCAACTTTCTAAAAGAACAGCGATTGGTAATCGACAAACTGACTTTAAAGCGCGTCAGATAATTTCTTATTTAACTAGCAAAAGAGGCCGGACTCGACTCGACGTTAATCCCGAAGAGTTT